GCTGCAGAGCTTCTTCGCAACAAATTCGGCGTTAGTCAGCTGTATAAGCACGAAGTCAAGGTCGATGGAGAAGTTGTTTTGGAGGTGTTCTGGCACCCACTGACTATTGCAGAGCGAGAGTCAATTCAAAAAAGCGTGGGTTCTGACGATGCCTCGGACTTCGCTTTTGGATTGATGCTGCGAAAAGCTCTTGACGAAGACGGTAAGCGTCTTTTTCAAGACGGCGAAAAAGCAGTGCTTAAAAACTCCGTTGAGGCTTCTGTTCTCCAAGAAATCCAGCTGGCCATGCTGACTTCCGGAACAGAAAACAAAGTGGAGGAAGCGAAAGCCGACTTGAAAAGCTAACGGCGACTGGTTTTTCCTTTTTTTCCTGGCCCAAGAACTAAAGATGACAGTCTCTCAACTCACAGAGCGGCTTACTCAAGAGGAGCTAACGTCTTGGGCTGCTTACTTTGAGATCCGTAATGAGCAGGAGGAGAAAGCTCTTGATCAGGCCAAGGCCCAAGGTAAAGCTACGCGCGGCAGAGCGCGGTAGACTGAAAAAGATGCTGGTGCGTCTTAGCGCATGGATTATTCCCTAAGAATCGCCGCCATCATCGAAGGACGGGAAAAGGTCAAGCAGCTTACGTCTGACGTGAAGGTGCTTAGACAAGAGTATGACCGTATAAAACAGCTAGATATAAAAGGCGCTTTTGAAAGCCCCGAGGGCATTCGAGCATTAAAAGAACAACGACGTATAAGCGGAGAAATTGTAGACAGCGTAGATAAAACAATACAACTAGAGAAAACAGGCACAGAACAAACACGCAAGAAACTCCTGCACCAAATTAAACTAAATTCCGCTATACGCTTATTCGAGCGTAGACAAAAACAGACCTTTAGTACAGGGGCTAGAGACCTAAAGCAGTATTCAGGGGCAATAGAGGATATTGAAAAAGCTTTTTCTTTCTTTAAAAAAGAGGGGGATGTCTCAGGTATAAAAGCGTTAGCAGAAGAGATGGGGCGTATAAACGAACAACAACGCGAAACAACTAGGCAGACAGGACAACAACAGCTAGGCACAGCAAAAATAGTCGATTATCAAAAGCAGATAAACAAGTTTAAATCCGCTGGTTTAAACACGTCAAAAGCACAGCGAGCGCTAGATAACTTTTCGACCGTAGCGGGAACTAAACAGGTAGGTTTGTCTTCAACAAAAGAGAAACTACTCCAACGTAGAATACGCTCTTTAAAAGAAGAAACTGCTGAGCTAAATAAACAAGCTGCTATAGAAGAAAGTAGAATTGCTGCTCAACGGTCCAGATTTGAAACAGCTATAAGCAGCGCCATGATTGGCGGCGGCTTTCCTATGTTATTCGGGCAGGGTGGAGCAACTGCCGCCGGTGGTGCCATTGGCGGTTTTGCTGGCGGCCTTATGGGTGGTGCATTTGGCTTCGCCCTTTCTATTGTTGGTTCTGCTATAGGTCAAGCAGTCGAGGAATCTGAAAAGTTTAATAAATCACTAGCAGAAGTAAACGCTAAAGCTGCGGCCCTCGGATTAACAAGTAAAGCTACTGCCAAAGACATTGAAAATCTTGCAAAACAACTGGGAACAACCAAAGATGAGGCACTAGAAATTGTTGGAGCGTTTTCTGCATTTGAAAGTTTTGCTGATAAAAAAGCGCTTGCAGCAATTTTTGGGGACGATGCTGGTGCTTTTAACCGTTTAGCTGCTGTAAAAACAGAGTTTGATCTCGCTAAACAAATTTTTGATGCGAGGGATGACATAGGAAATCTTGAAGCAGCAAGATTGATAAATATGCTTAAAATTACTGATGCCTCAACGGTTGAGTTAGCGCTTGCCGAGGCTCGTTTGCAAGCTGAGCACGATATTTCGGTTGAAAAAGCAAGGCAAATCACTCTTATGGACAGGGCTCAAGCCATTGGAGCGGTGTTTGCCGCAGCTGGCCCTGGCGGATTGCTAACGCTCTTAACGGAGCAAGGTGATGACTTTATAGAAAAATTTGGGGAGGACCGAGTTAAAGAACTAGAAGACAATTTTGTAAAAAACAGGGACAAGTTTCTTGAGACCCTTAAGAAGTTGCTTGCAGATAGAAGGGATTTGCTTGCAGATGTTGCTTCTTTCGATCCAGGCAAGGATCCTACAGCCGCAGAATCCGGTGAATCGATAGAGCAACGCCTGCGGAAACAGCTTGCTCAATACGAACAAATCGATCCATTTGTTCGCAAACGCGCAGTAGTAGAAGCAGACCACCTAGTTACTTTAGAAAAAATTGCAAAAGTCAAAGACGAAATAAAACGAAAAGACTTAGAAATTCTTGCTGGGCAAGTAAAGCAAGCACGGCTTGATGATATTAAAGCCCAAAAAGCAGAGAAGGCGCTTAGAGAGCGTCTAAGTGCCGCCAAAACATTAGCAAGTCTTGAGATGAGACTTGCAACAGCGCAGGCAAATCTCCCTGGCGCGTTTTCCGGCGCTTTTGGCGGCTCCCAGAGAACAGCGGCCTTGGGACAACAAAAAATTGATTTTGAGTTGCAACAAAGAAATCTTGAAATTGAAGACGCAGTTACAAGAGGTTTAACAGAGAGAGCGGACAAGTTAAAAGCATCTCGTGATCAGTATGAGTTGTATGAAACACAAATTCTTAACGCTACTGTTGCTCAACAACAATTTAATGAAGCTCTTGCTCTAACCCAGCCTGTTACAGACAGTCTGTTTGACAGTCTGATGGCTGTTGCTGATGGAACGAAGAGCGCACAGGAAGCTTTTGCAGACTTCCTTCGCAGCATTGCATCGATGCTGGTGGATACGGCTAAGCAAATGATTGCTCAGTACATCGCGATTGGCGTTGCTCGCATGTTTTCTGGCATTCCAAGTGGTGAAACTAATATCCACGGATCCAACGTTACTGAGGTTCTTCAGTCAGGGAATTTGTATAACCCTGCCAACAGTCCGTTTGCCCAACCAAGAGCGCTTGGTGGAGCGGTTGGCGCTGGTCGCCCTTACATGGTTGGCGAACGTGGCCCCGAGTTGTTTGTTCCTGGAGCGCAGGGCAATATCGTTCCAAACAACGCAATGGGCGGGTCTAACATTGTGGTGAACGTGGATGCTTCTGGTTCGTCTGTTGAGGGCAACGCTGATCAGGCTTCGCAACTTGGCAAGGCAATCGGCATTGCTGTGCAGCAAGAACTGGTGAAGCAAAAACGTCCTGGCGGTCTTCTCGCAAGCTGATGGCTACTTTCCCGTCAATCACGCCGACCTACGGCGTTCAAAAGAGCAGCGCACCAAACGTCAGAACGGTGCGCTTCGGAGACGGATTTGAAAAACGTCTGAGTTTTGGCCTGAATCAAAATCCCAAGGTTTACAACCTGACGTTTGAGGTGTCAGAGACTGACGCCGACACCATCGAGACATTCTTGGATGCTCGTGCAGACGACAACGCTGCGTTTGACTTCACGCCACCTGGTGAGTCAGCTGGTGCCAAGTTTGTCTGTGAGACGTGGAACAAGTCGATTCCATACTTGAACCGCGCCACAATCCAAGCAACGTTCCGCCAAGTCTTTGAACCGTAATGGCAATAGCAGCTTGGGTAGCTAGCACCGCGTTTTCTGTCGGCAACGTCCGTCGTTCCAGCACGGATGAAGGTACTGGCCTGTTCTTTCGTTGCACGACTGCTGGCACGTCAGCTAGCTCAGAACCTGAGTGGCCTAATTCTGCTGGCGACACCGTTACGGATGGAACGTGTGTCTGGACTGCGATTTCAGCGACGTATGGCGATCTTGCGATCTCCAACCCCAGCGCAATTATTGAGCTGTTTCAGCTGAGGCTGGATTCAGCGTTGCACGGCAGCAACGACATTTACTACTTCCACGCTGGCACCAACGAGTTTGGCGAAAGCAACATTGGTTTCGACTCAAAGACTTATTCCCGCGTTCCGATCAAGGCTGATGGCTTTGAATACACAAACACCGGAACGCTGCCCCGACCAACTCTGACTGTTAGCAACCTCAGCAGCACCATCACAGCACTGCTGTTGTTGGTGAATGCAACAACTGCTGGCAATGACCTTGGTGGAGCGGAGGTGAGGCGCATCCGCACGCTTGCCAAGTATCTAGACAGCGACAACTTTGGCTCAAACAAGCTTGCCATCACACAAGGCGGCGATTCTTTGGTCACACAAGGCGACGACAACCTTGAGTTCAACGTTGTTGTGACCAACGCAACGGCTGATCCAAATGCTCGCTTCCCTGATGAACGCTGGTTTATCGACCGTAAATCCAGCGAAACACGGGACAGCGTGACGTTTGAGCTGGCAAGCAAGTTTGACCTAGCTGGTCAGAAGATTCCACGTCGTCAGATCATCGCCAACATCTGCCAGTGGAAGTACCGCAGCCCCGAATGCAGTTATGCGGGCACTGATTATTACGACGTGAATGGCAACGAGGTCAGCACTGAGGCGCAGGATGTTTGCGGCAAGCGGGTTGCCAG